GTCGGCTGCTGGCCCGCGACGACGCCCCCGCTCGGCGCCGGGGCCGCGTCGTCCGGCTCCTCGTCGTCCGGCAGCAGCAGCTCGAGCAGCGCGATCGCCTTCACCAGGTAGGTCATGTCAGACGCGCTCAACTGCCGCTCCTTGAGGTCCGCCAGGATCGCCACGAGCCGCGGGCGGGCCAGCACCGCGAGGTCGCCGCGCTCGGCCCCCTGGCGCCCCAGGGCCTCACGGGCGGCGGCGAGGGCGCGGAGCGCGGTCGGGGCCTGGGGGTAGTATGGCTGGCATACAGCCGGCGAAACGTCGTACAGCGCCGCGCAGTGCATCAGCCGGCGATGCAGCGAGCCGTCCGGCTTCTCCGTCACGATGTCCCCGGGGTACCCCGGTTCGCCGCGGTCAGGCAGCGCAAACGCGAAGCTCGCCCCCTGGATGTCACCGCGGCGCATCGGCTCCATCACCATGTCGCGGTGGACGGCCGAGTTCTGGTTGAGGTCCGTCTCCGTGTACAACCCCGGTACGCCGCCGCTCTTGGCGCCGAGCTTATCGATCTGAAGACGCAGCGTCGGGGGGCTCGCCGTGGTGCGCCCGAGGGTGTAATTTGCGTCGTGGTTCAGGAGGCTCGGGCAGTCGAGCCCCGGCACGACCACGCCGTCGAAGAAGCCGGGGTCGATGTCCTCGGTCAGCCCCCAGTATGACGGCGACACCGAGTCGAAGACGGCCACCGTGGACGCAATCATGGGCGGCTTGGCGCCGTCGGCGGCGCGGAGCTCGGGGCGGACGGTGCGGAAACGGCGTTCGATCATGTGACACCTCCCATTGCGCTACGCAGAATCGCTGCGTCAACGGCGTGATAACTGGCTAGGCGGTGCGCCGCTTCCGCCGCCTCGCGCTCGGCGACGACCAGCTTATCGCTCTTCGGCATCCATCCGCCACACCACTGACACATCGCAAACCCGCACTCCTCGTGCGCGCGAATCATCGCCTGGTCGAAGCCGCACCCGCAGCCGAAACCGCCCTTGCCGAACGGCGGCGGAGGCGGAATGCGAAACGGCAACGGAGGATAACCGCTCACGCCGCACTCACCGTGCAGTCGCAGTTGCCGCCGTGGAGCGGCGGGAACGGCAAGCCGCCGCTACGCACCGTGAGCGGCACCGCGTCTGAGTCTTCGCCCGGGTCCACGGTGTCGCCCTCGTCACGGAAGCTACTCCCGATCTCGCACGTCTCGCCGACCAGGGCGGAACATAAGTCGCACGACTCGCCGCCACCCTGCATCCACACCAGCGTCGCGACGCCCGCCGCCGCATAGCTCGACTTGCTCATGCTAGACAGCGCCCGGACGCTTTCAACGCGCGAGATCTTGTCAGCCCACGGCACAGCCTTGCCGTCCCCGCCGTCCAGCCACTGCCCCAGGCGCTCGTCGAGCGCGTCCTCGGTGTCGCCGCCCTCCTCCTCGGTGTTCCTGACGATAGCGCGCAGCTGGCCCTGCGCCGACCCGGCGTGCCGCTCGGCGAAGTCGACCGCGAAGGCACCGGCTAACTCGACCGCGTCGGCACCGTCCGGCTCGTCGCCGTCCGCCAGGCCCAACTCGTCGCCGTAGATCACCGGCTGCACCACGCCCGCCAGTGTCGCGACGACCGGCTGGAAGGCGCGCCGGATCGTCTCGCCGAAGCCGTCATAGAACTCCGCCATACCGCTGTCGAATTCAGCCAGGCGCATCGGCATCGCAGTGTCGTCCTGGCCGTCCGAGCCGTCCGCGCGCTCCCGCCGCTTGCGCTTGGCCCGCTTGATGACGGAGCGCAGCGCCTGGACCTCCTGGCGCACGATCTCCTGCGCGGCCCTGTGGAACATCGGCAGCATGGCCTTCCGGTGCCGGTTGCGCAGCTCGGCCGAGCGGAGCTGCCGCTGCTTCTTCGCGGCGCGCGCAGCCCTATCGGCACCCAGGGCCTTGTCCGTCGCTGTGATCGCCTCCGCGATTCTCCCCGCGGTGAGAACGCCCGACGGCAATTGACCGGCCAGCGCGAGCAGCCGCGGCTCCCGCGCTTCCAGCGCCGCGCGCGCCTCGGCCTGCCCCGCGACCGGCGAGGTCCACGCCGGCAGCGACGCCTCCGCCGGCGAGCCCCCGCCGCCCACATCGTCCGGTGTCCCGCCGCCTGGCTTCGGCTTGACTGGCGGCTGCCCGATGTTCGCGAACTGACCGGACGGCACCATGTTCATGGGGTTCATGTAAATCTTGCCGGAACCGTCCGGGATCGGGTTCATATTCTCCAACTCGCGCACGTCGTCGGCGCACAGCCAGCCCCACTGGCGGCCGATCGCGTAGGCGGCGTACCGCTCCGTGAGCGAGCCGCGCAGGAACCCCTCGACCAGGAACTCGAAGAAGTATTTCTGCCGCTGCTCCGGCGTGAGCAGCGACTTGTTCAGCCACTGCTCCCATGCCACGTACCAGTGCAGCATGGCGAAACGGATGAACTCGATCGACTGGACCTCGATGTTCGAGAACGTCCCGCGCGAGAGGTCCATCGCCATGTGCGGCGGCACCCGGAACCACCGGCAGATCCGCGCCACCGAGGCGAGCGACGACTGCAAGAACTGCGCGTCGTCCGGCGGCACCGAGGTCTGCTCCCACTTCATGCCCTCGTCGAGCACGGCCAGCCGGTGCGCCTGCGAGAGCCCCTGGTGCTGGACCTCGAGCGACGTGCGGATGCGGTCCTTCGCCGGCTGGTCCAGGGACATCGGGTGCGTGATGATGCCCGACAGCCGCGCGCCGCTCCCGAAGAAGCGCGCCCCGAACTCGTCGATCGCGATCGCGTGACCGATCGACTGGCGGGCCATCCGGACGACCGGGTAGCCGCTGACGCCGTTGTAGCCGAGCCCCGGGATGTGCAGAACCTTCTCCGCCGGCAGGGTGACCTGATTGCTCCCCTGGAACCCGGTCCCCGGCGCCACCTGGCAGATCACAACCCGCTGAGGCGCAATCTCCTTGGTCACCTGGTCCTTGACCAGCACCCGGGCGGCCCGCGTCCGGTCGGGGAGCAGCGGGTGGAGCGCGATCGGGTCCCCGTAACCGTTGCGCTCGATCTCGGCGTAGCAGTTCCCCCAGTTGCAGACGTGCGCCATGAGCGTCTGGCGGAAGTACTGGCTGGTCGTCTCGCCGTTCGGCGCGTCGTGCATCAGGCCGAACTGCGGCAACCCCGTCGCGTGGCGCTTGCCGCCGCCTGGCAGGCGCTCGTAGAGGATCAGCGGCGGCGTCGCGAGCGTGTCCGCGATGGCGCGCACGCAGGCCCACCAGATCTCGAACTTCATCGCGGAGTGCTCGGAGACGCGGACGCCGGCGTTGGTGGGCAGGGCGCCCATGGTGTCCAGCAGCCAGCCGGCGGGGTTCGACAGGCTGGTCGTCGGCGACTCGAGCGAGGTGCGTCGCTCGACCTGGGCGAGCCAGCCGGTCACGAGCCGAATCCGATCGGGAAGCGGGGACGCGCCGGGCGGCCGTCAGGCCCCAAAACTTCGACTCGCGGCGGTCGCGGCGACGGCGCGACGGCGGCTTCTGCGGTCCCCCGCACCAGCGGTCCGCGAACGGCGCGCCGGCGGTAGTCCTGC